GTACTTGGCGTTGAATACGCAGACAAAGAATTTACCGGCAAGAACGAATGCTATCAGCGCGGTATTGAATGTATATTTAATGAGCGAGATCATTCGTTTAGTTCATCAAGTTTACGCCGGCGAGTGGTAGAAGCAGAAACAGTTAAACTACTTAAACAAAAATAGTCATGTCTTTGGTTTTTGGTCCCGAAATAAAGTGCAATAAAAAAACAGCAGATGCGTTGTCCGTGGATAATATTTTATTAACAACGGATAACTTTAAATTGGCATTTGATAATAATGTCATATGCTACAGTGATTTTGGTGATTTGCCCATGGACAAATTTGAATTATTGGCCTCAAAAGGTGTAAAGATTATATGGGAACCCGGGTCTGGTCAACAGCAAGATGTTTATCAGCATCTTAATATTTTAAAAAAATATCAAAAAATTGATGTTGACCCATTAGGCATCAAACAAATATCAATAGATACTAATAGCAATCATATTTTATTTTACGGATGTAGTCATACAGGTGGCGGACCATGGTTAGAACAACAATATTCTTATACAGCAATTGTATCTAAATATTTTAACAAAGATGCTTTAATTCCATCTAAATTAGAACTCAGTAAAAAGCATGTCAGGATCGTTGGAAACTTTAATAATTTTAATCTGTTGGCAAATACAAATTTTTTAAAAGATCAAATAGTAATTTTGCAACTGAGTGATCTAAGTCGGATTAGATTCTATGATCAAACAAAGCAAGCAGTATGTACTTGCAAGCTGTCAGATTTACCACCTTACGAGGTATTGTTATTTGATGACCAACGACTATTCCACGACATGTACGAGCGAATTATGCAATTTATTAATTATGCCCGCGAGAAAAAATTAAAATTTGTATTTTTCAATCTAGGCGGAAATGGAGGGATGGCTGACAAAAATCCAGCACGATATTTGACAGAATTTTATCTGTCAGATTTTGAAGAATTTATACCCGATATGTTATCACTAGTTGTAGATCACGGAATTGATGGTAGCCATTTTGGAGTGCAATCGAACAACAATTTTGCCAAGGCCATAATACAAAAAATTGAGGAACTTTATTAGATGATTTTGTATGTCAATGGTGATAGCCATACTGCGGCGGCCGAAGTGGTCAATACTCATGCGTTTGCCCACGATGATCCACAGTTGATACACCTGGGTAGATTGCCACATCCAGAAAACTTGGCTTACAGTTGGGGGAAATTGTTGAGCCTGGCGTTGAATGCCGGGTTCCATTGTGATGCAGAAAGTGCTGCCAGCAATGCAAGAATCATGAGAACCACTCAAAAATGGTTGGCTCAAAATCCTAATTCTGAAAAATTAGTTATCATACAATGGAGTACTTGGGAACGAGAAGAATGGGAATATGATGACATTGTATATCAAGTCAACGGCAGCGGTATTGACCGTGTTCCTGTCCAAGCACAGGAACGCTATCGTAATTATATAATCGGGCTCAATTGGCAACAAAAAACGCAGGAAGCACATGACCAAATTTGGTCTTTTCACCAACAACTAAAAGAAAAATCTATTCCACATGTGTTTTTCAACGGTAATAATGATTTTTCTAAAATACAAAATCGTTACGATTGGGGCCAAAATTATATTGGGCCATACGATCACAACAGTACCTATAATTCATTGATTCGTGCCGCTGGAATAGATACTGTGTCGCCTAAATCTTGGCATTTTGGCAAAGACGGCCATGCTTGGTGGTTCCGTTACATGCTCAATTACATTGTTAAAAACAAATTTATTTGACATTGTACTTGGTATCTGTTATAATAATAACATGAACTATGTGCTAATTGATACCGCTAATCTCTTTTTTCGTGCTCGACATGGAGCATTTAGAGCCAGTGATACTTGGGAAAAGATTGGATTTGCCTTACACATCACCCTGATGGCCGCTAATAAAATGGCACGTAGATTTGAAGCAGACCATGTGGTCTTTGCTTTAGAAGGACGAAGCTGGCGCAAAGACTTTTATAAACCCTACAAAAATAATAGAACCGTAGCTCGTGCAGCCTTAACAGAAACAGAACAAGAAGAAGATAAGATGTTTTGGGAAACCTATGACAACTTGACTAAATACTTGTCCGAAAGAACCAATTGCTCTGTCATCAAATGCCCAACCGCCGAAGGTGACGATATTATTGCCCGCTGGATAGCTTTACACCCCCATGATAAACATGTAGTAATTTCAAGCGACACTGACTTTGTACAACTGTTGGCGCCCAATGTCACCCAGTACAACGGTATCACCGACGAATTACACACCATAGAAGGAATCTTCGATGCCAAAGGCAAATCTGTCATTGATAAAAAAACTAAAGAAGCTAAAACAATCCCTGATCCTAAATGGCTACTATTTGAAAAATGCATGCGCGGTGATAGTAGCGATAACGTGTTCTCGGCTTACCCGGGCGTACGAACCAAGGGCACTAAGAATAAGGTTGGCCTACAAGAAGCCTATGAAGACAGAGAACGTCAGGGCTACAACTGGAACAACATGATGCTACAACGCTGGACCGATCCTGACGGCGTAGAACATCGTGTGCTGGATGATTATGAACGCAACAGGACCTTGATTGACTTGACAGCACAGCCCGAAGAAGTCAAGGCGTTAGTAGATGCCTGTATCCGTGAACAGATTTCGCACAAAGACATTGGTCAGGTAGGTGTGCGTTTCATGCAGTTTTGTGGCAAGTATGAACTCAACAAGTGTTCGGAATCGGCCGAATCGTTCGGACGTTGGATGAATGCCACTTATCAAGGAATACTAACATGAACAATCGTAGAACACACATGATCATGATAGCGGCTTTGGTATTTTTGGTTGCATCATTAGTCGGATTGATCTGGGGCATAAATTCAACACTCAATCAGTCGCCGATCATGTATGATTGCCGACTTGCTGAAATCAGTCCAGATTTTACACCAGCCATGAAAACCGAATGCAGGAATAAACAAAAGGAATCAACACAATGACATTAATAGCGCTACCGGTGGTAGACAAACAGTATTGGATATTAAAAGAAAACGATCGCAAGGTCGGTAATGTGGAAGCCTGTGCTGGTGGTTATCAAGTCAAGATCCGTAATCAGATAGCACAGTTCAAAACCATCAAGATGGTTGAACAGCGAGTTAACATACAATTTGAGCCAGCACCTAAACGACTCAAATCCACTGAACCCAAGAATCTAGTACATGGATATCCTGTGGCAGGTCGTATGTACAACCCCATGTGGGATATTCCGCAACGATTACCCATCTATACCAAGACAGCCAAGAGCAAGAGTTGGTTCGCGGCCGGTTGGTATCAGGTAAAAAAAGGACGGGCCTGGCAAGTCATGCAAAGTCCAAAATTGATCATGCTACAGAGATATCCATATCATGGTCCATACCACACAAGAGAGGAAGCAGGGAATGACCAATCCATTTAGAGATCAAGAGAAATTCATGATTGCCTGTGAGCAGTCAACCACAGAAGAAAATCAAGCACAGTACCGGATGTACCTGGACTTGATCGACGAGGAAGTCCAGGAACTCAAAGATTCAACCACACCACACGACGACTTAGATGCCTTGATCGACATCTTGGTTGTGACTATTGGTGCTATCTATAGTATGGGTGCTGATCCCGAAGGTGCCTGGCGTGAGGTCATGGCCACTAACCTGGCCAAGATTGATCGAGTGACCGGCAAGGTGCGCCGTCGTGATGATGGCAAGGTTCTCAAACCCGAAGGTTGGACCGCTCCTGACCTCAAGCCTTACCTACACCCCAACTATCAATGAGTATCTTCTTACAAAAGTTTGTGGATCGTGTTAGAGGTCTCGAAGCTCGCGGAGCTCGAGACTTTACCATGAGCATGACTGATGCCAAGGATCTACATGCTGACATTACTAGACTCTTGATTGATCTGCAGAGTCTGCGTGAACAAACCATATCAAAAGACACCGGTGATGAAGTAATTACTATCAAAATAGACGGCGGCTCCTTCTAAATATTGGTATATTATTGTCATAAATAATAGTATCATGAGCCGTCCAAAACCCAGCGTACTTGCCGAACTGACCAACAAATCCACCTACAAGACCGAACAGGTCTTGGCCAGCGACGGAACTTGGGCTGTATTCTACGACGCAAAACCAATCAATCTCAAAACATCAAATCTCCTGGTACAATATCCAGGACCCAAGTATAAAAAAGTATCATTTAGTAATCCCGGACATGCTATCAACTTGGCCAAAAAATTAAATGTGCAATTCAAAACTGACAAGTTCAGTGTAGTGTTGCTAAAACAAGGTACCCAAATCTATCCATGAACACCAATTCACCAACATTTTGTAAACTTAGCCATGTTTCATTAGCTATCCAGAACATGGGAGATGCGTGTGTATGTAACAAAAATAATGCCAGTGTTACAGACAACGATGGCAATAGAAAATTTCTTTACGATACTGGTCTTAAAGACATGTGGAATTTTGAATCCAGACGATCCATTCCCCTTAAGTTAGATGCTGGGGAACAAGTTTCCAGTTGTCAACCTTGTTGGGATGACGAAGCAGCTGGAAATCGATCAAGCCGACAAATGTTCAATGAAAAATTGGCTGATCTAGATCCACTGGCGGATCAGCCTCGCGTGTTGATTATCAAGCCTAGTAATGTTTGTAATCTCAGTTGCAGAACCTGCCAACCTGCTACCAGCTCGGGACTATATCAAGATTTTTATAAACTAGAACAATCGCAAGGCACCTTTGCCGGCTCATTTAAAGAGTATACCAGTCAGTTTGAAACCATTCGTGATGGATTTGGACGTGACAATACCCTAGTATGGAATACCTTTGAACAGTGGATTCCGGGTCTGACATTTTTGGATATCTATGGCGGCGAGCCCATGCTGGCACCAGCCATGTGGGAACGTATGATCAGTGCGGCCAACTCTGGAACTACGGTCAACACTGCGGCACAGATGCATACCAATGCCACAATCTGGAACCAAGACTATATTAACTGCTTGCCTGAATTCAAATCATTCAATGTAGGCATCAGCTACGATGCTAGCCGTCCTGAACATTTGTCATACATTCGTAATGGTGTGGATGTTGATCGTCTAAGAGAAAACACCCAACGCTATGCAGAACTAACAAAAAAACACCCAAACGTAACCGCTTATATCTGTCTCACTGTTAGCATTTTTAATATTTGGTACATTGATGAAATCCTTGATGAATTAGGACAGTATGGTCTAAACATCGGCATCAATGTGGTGTACACTCCTGAACATTATGATTTTAGACACCTACCAGGCGAAGTAAAAACAGCCATGATTGAACGATTTAACGGCTATACTGGACACTATAAAATGCAGATGGATATCCTAATAAATTTATTGAAACACAACATTCCCGGTTGCAATGTGTTGTTTCCAAAATTCTGGTATGAGTTGGTTGCACTTGATAAAATTCGTAGTCAATCTTTTAAACAAGTCATGCCTGAGTACTACGACGCCATTACCACCGCACAGTCTTGGTTGTTAGATGTCAAATAACTTGTGCGTGACAAGCGTAAACTTACTGAAGAATTAATAGCTCAGTTGGATCCTGAAGTCAGGACTACGCTTGAAACATCCATGCATACCTGGTGGTTTAACATACGCAACAATGGCGGCATGAGATTGACCACCCTTGGTTATTGTGTATTTTCAGAAGAACTAGAGTTAACCCAGTACGAATTTGACATTGCGGATCCTATGGTGTTCAATCAGCACATGATCTTGGATCTGGATCGCAAGATGCAGACACCCTACTACATAAAAGCAGCCAAGGGCATACCTCAAAAGGTCATATTTTTTGGTAGCAAAGAAACCATGATGATTCGGTTGTATGGAGATCTCAAACGGTATCTTGACAATTATCAGCCTTAGTGTTATAATACTAGCTAGGGCCTATAGCTTAATGGTAAAGCAGTCGACTCATAATCGATTGAGTCTAAGTTCAATTCTTAGTAGGCCCACCATAAATAGTTTTATTGTTGTAATCCCTCCGTAAGGAAGGCACTGTGGACCCGGGTTCGACTCCCGGATGCTCCACCTAAGTGTATCGAGTATATTTAGGTGGGGCATTATTTGGTTTCGACATGGTGAGCTACTGAACGAGGCAACAGGACAGAGCAGTCCCAAAAACTAAAAAAAGTAAACGCTAACGACTCACAGTTCGCATTGGCCGCTTAGGCAGCCTAGGGTAGGAAATACCTCGTAACAGAAAAGACCAAAACCCGCTTCGGCGGGTTTTTTGTGATTACTTTTTCTTGGATTTTTTTGCAGGAGCTTCAGGTACGACGGTACCTTCTACTTTTTTGTGTGTCTTGATTGTCTTGCACACTTCGTGTTTGGTTTTGGCATCGTCGTGACAAACCTTCTGCATGACTGCTTCTGCGTGTGCTACTGTAAAACCAAATGTTGCAATTAGAGTGATTAAAAGTTTCATACTGTATCCTTACATGGGTGGAAATGATTGTGCTGGACCTGCAGGCTTACCACTGGCTGTGGTAGCAGGTGTGGTACTAAAGGTTGGTGCTGGTGTAGATCCAAACCCACCACTTGTGTTACTACCAAATGCCGGTGCTGGTGTAGATCCAAATCCGCCCGAGCTGGCACCGAACGAAGGAGCTGGTGTGGATCCAAATCCACCCGAGCTCATCCCGCTACCGAATCCACCACCGCCATTAAAGTTGTTGGTTGATCCAGAACCAAAGCCGCCTGACTGATTGCCAGTCATGTTAACATTTTGTGTCTGCACAGTGGCTTCAGGATTGACAGCAGTGCCGGCCAACTTCTCTTGTGTGCGACCAAACGCACTAATACCCAGCACTGCGCCCATGGCAATGTGAAACAAGCCGGCACCTTGTAATGTCAATGGATTCCATTGTGTGATCTGCACATGGTTGTAACCTTGCCACAGGGCCCATAAGACTGGAAACACTGCCATGTCTAGCAAACAAATCAACATGTACATCCAGCCCATCATGGGACGCCAGAGGGTCTGCATCCAGTTATCGTTTTTCTTTTTAGACATGATCGCTCCTTAAAACCAAAGTAACACGCCTTGGCTACTCAACAAGATGCCAATGCCTGCTACCAAAAAACTGCTCCAAAATAAACCCATGCTCACAGCCAGGATACTGGCCGACAACAACACAATGGCCATTTGATATGCGGTTGATGCATAACCAATCCAGGGACTACGCTGTTTGGCTAGATCGCGATCTGCTTCCAACTTGTGAGCTTTTTCTAACAATACTTGTTTGCCTTCTGTGGGATCATTCTCATACTTGTCGATCTTGGCTTTCATTTCTTCAGTTCTAGCACGATCACCGTTGTGTTTGGCATCGTATAAGCTCTGTTCAGCTAGACTTTGTTTGATACTTTTGGCCTGATAAAAACTGTAGACATCATTGGCCTTGATGGTGTTGTTTAGCACGGTTGAACTCAAACTGCCACCGTACCAAGCATTCACAGCCAACAAGAGTGCAAACACATTGATGACCATGCCGGCCTT